AGGAGTTACCTGTGTTGCATTGGTCATCTGTAGGCTTGGGATATTAACTTCTGTACAAAAGTATTCTACCTTTGGAAGTTTTGTAATATTAAACTTAAATTGCGTTGGTGACGCATAATCAAGTTGCGTTGGTTGTCGAGTAATTGCGTTTGTACTTGTCATAATACTATTTATAAGACCTAATAAACCCCTAGTAAAACTGAATTACTAGGGGCCATAATTATACTAGTTTTTGTGCTATTTTAATCTCGTCAGCACTTGCATAATCACTATCCCATTTGTCTAAATGTTTTTTCATAAACTTATTAAACAATGGTGGTATTAACGCAATAGTGAAAAGTGTAAAGTAACCAACACCAGTATTAGGAGCACCGACATCATCAAGTTCCCAGAAGTGTGTTTCACCTCTATCGTGGTGGTCTGCTTGACGACCAATTTCAATGAAGAACCAACTTGTGAATAATGTTGAGTTATCCCAGTTGTGTCGATAATCTATTGGTTGATTTTTTACTCTTATTAAACCGTAGTGTTCTAGGTAGTTCAATGCTTCTAACTCAAAGTTTGAGATAACCCACATTGTTGCTAATACAGCAACACCTGTCCAACCACCTGCCATAAAGAATAAACTTACTATAGGTACAGACATAAGATATCCTCTTATCCATCTGTTATCAAAACTGATAAAAGATTTACCTATTCTACTTAATCTTGCTTTCTCCATTTCAAAAAGAAACTTTGATTGACCAAGATAAGACAATAGATAATGTCCGTATATTGTACGACCACGAGGTGCAGTCGCTGGGTCATCTTCACTTGCAAGTTCTAAATGATGATTGTATACATGAGCATAGCAAAAATGTGCTGACCCACTTAACGCCATCATCCATCTACTTATTACAAATGACCCACCTTTTGTATGAGATAGTTCGTGTCCATATATGATACCGATACCTAAAAAGATACCAGCAGATAATGTTGTACCAACTAACTCCATGCCACCAACTCCGTTAAAGAGTTTGTAAGCGACAACTAATTGTAGGATTAAGAAAACAGGTAACATTAAATACATAACGCTGTTTTGCAACCACGCAATACCTAATGAGTCTCCATTTCCATCAACCCCAGCACCTTTAGTTTGGTATGTGATTAATGTATCTATTATTATTCCAACACCTAATAAAGCAACACCAGTCCACGCAAATAGACCACCTATGTGGATACCGTAAGCAGTAGTGATGATTAATATTGGTGCAATGAAATAACGAATATTTGTTAAGAGTTTTAACATAATATCCTCCGACTATTACTAGTCATTAATTGCATAGTGATAAGTCTTTTATCACTCTAATATTATTTATAACATAAAGAAGTTTCTATGTCAAGTATTTGATGTATATAATAAAATCTGAATATACTTATATTGTAATGTGGGCCAAAAAAAAGGCGACTTTTACATCGCCTTTCTTCATAAGATTGTCTACTATACAATCACTATTTGCAATTACGCAAGGTTAGTGATTTGTACTTTTCTGTAGTATCTGTTTGAGTTAGCAGCACCCGAACCGTTAACAACAGCATTATCACCAGAACCCGCTTCAGCAAAAGGATTTGCTTGTAAGCCGTATCTAGTTTTAAAACCGATTTGCGGTTGGAAAGTGTCTTGTCCAACTGCTCTAACCATTTGTAATGGCACATAAGGGCAATAGAACATACCAGCGTCATAAGGTGAAGTACCTTTGTAGCCAACAACATAAAATTGTTTGCTAGAGCCGTTCGCACTATATGGATCAATGTACACTTTGAATCTGCCGTTTAAGACACCAGCAAAAGTGTTCCCTGTATCGTCAACAGCTAAGTTGTTGTTCAATGCAGGTGTATAGTCTAAAACACCAGCCATCTGTAATGCACTAGCAACATCAGAAGAACAGATAATAACATTACCTTTTCCTCTTCTTGTTCTTTGTGCGATAGCGTTAGCGTCTCTTTCTAGTTGGAACATAAGTCCTTTAAATCTCTCTACAGACCATCTACCGTTTGAGTCAGTATCTAAATCAAAGATACCAGCAGCAGTTGTGTCAGTTTGAGCACCTTTTTCTGAATTTACATAGATAGTTCTAACAACTTCTCTGTTAATTTCAGCAAGGATTTCAGCAGAAAGAATATTCGCTAATTCAGACTCAGCGTCTAAACCGTGAATAGCTTTAAGGTCTTGTGCAAGTTCCATTGTGTACTCAGCTTTTAGAGCTCTTGACTTAGCAGTTACCGTTGACTTCTCAATTGAGAATGCCATTTCAGCAAAACTATTATTTCCAGAGTCTCCTAATGCTTCTGCCGTAGCAGTAGTCATTCCACCTTCAGCAGTATATGCTCCAGGTGAAGAGTCGTTAAGTACAGCAGGATTTGTTTCTCCAGCAGATGATGTTCCAGCAGAACCAGGTACATCGGCTGTAGTTTTCGCAGCTGAGAATTGTGATTCAGCTTCGTCAAATAATGCCTCTGTTCCGTTTGAAGCCTTAAATCTGCTTCTCATAGCAAAGATAAGTCCAGTTGGACCAGACATTGGTTGTACGCCAGCAATATCGTAAGCGATAAGGTTTGGCATTGCTCGTCTTACTAGACTAATTAGGATTGGATCCCAGTTAGCTACAGAACCAGCAGTTGAGTTAGTCGGCGCAGTTTCAGTCATAAACTGAGCGTCCTCTTTTAGTGCTCTTTCTTGGTTTTCAAGTATAACACTAGTCACAGCTCGTTTATAAGTATCCGTAATTTTTGGTAAATCTGGATGCTCTAATACTGGCTGCCACTTTTTTTGGTAGTTTTCAGATAAGTACATATCTTGTTCCTCTCTCCTATTATTATTTTATTAACTTGAACACTAAAGTTTCAAGTCTTTTGTTTTACTAATAGCGGTAGTATAAGCAGCCATTGCATTAGATAAATCTTGTGTAGAATCTACACCGTTATTATCAGCTACCGCATTATCTATTTCGCTGTCAGAGTTGGCTTCTTTTTTAGTTCCAAAATAACTTTCTTTAATAGTCATTACTTTGTTTCTAAAGTCTTCACCGTTTGAAAATTCAACCGCTTCAGTTAGTTTATCAAATTTCTCTTTCGATACATCTGTTAAATCCGAAGCAACATCAGCTAAAATGTCAGACTTTTCAAGTAAGTTTGTCTTACCGTTAAGTTCAACATTCTTCGCAATCTGTTCGTTAAGTTTAGTTTCTAACGATTCGATTTTTGAAGCTTGGTCTTCTAACACATCATATTTTTCATCAGGTACATCTATATAGTGGTCTTCAAAAAGTTTTTTTAGACCCGAAATAAAGTCCTCAGCAATTTCGCCCTTGATACCTTTTTCAATAGCAAGTTCGTTTTCTTTCATCCACTCGTTGACAACATAGTTCAAATAATTGTCTACCTTCTCAACTAGTTCGGATTTAGCTTTAGCACTTTCTTCATCAAATTTCTTATTATAGTCTACTTCCATTTCTTCAGCAATTTCTTTTACTTTACTAGTAATTGCAGCTTCAAAAATAGTAGCAGCCTTTAATTTAAATTCTTCGGACAAGTCTGATTCACCAGAGGTCAAAGCGTCAATGTGTTCTTTTACATCAATGTCTTTCGCTTTCTGGTCAGTAGATTCCTTAGAAGTAGATTTAGCGTCTTTGTCGTCAGCTTCAGATTCTTTTTTCATCTTGTAGCCTTCTTCTTTTTCTGCTTTATCTTTCTTCTTATCTAGGAATTTTTTCAGACCGTCAGGCATATCTCCCTCGGAAATCTTCTCGCCATCAGAATCAGTTTCTTCCTTCTTTACAGAAGGCATTGGATCCGCACTACCAGAATTTTTCTGTTGAGCGTCACCTGAAACTTCTTTAACTTTTTTGGTTGCGTCTGGATTACTATCTGTAGGTTTTACTACAGCAGCACCTAAATCTTCAGCACTATTAGATAGTGGTGAATTTTCAGCAGCTACAGCGTTCTTTTTGGGAGCGTCTGGAACCGTCATTTCTGCGACCTGTTTTTCTGTCTCGGCCATATTGAAGTTCTCCTTATTTCTTTTAAAAAAAATAATTATTTTCTTGTTTTGTTATAAGATATTTATAATATTACAAACCTTTAAGGAACTTACTAAATACCAACGCTTTCGCTTCGGCAAGTTTTAGTGATTTTGCTTCCTTAATGTATTGTTTATATTCTTCAATATCTTTTTGTTTTATTACACCATTGTCCCAAATCCATTCTTTTCCTTCCATAATGCCTTCTACGAAAGCGTCAGGAGCAGATGGGTCTGCCACAATGTCAGCTGCAGTTGCAAGGTAAAAGTCGTTTCCAGCTCTTGCTTCACCACCACGACTTCTCTCTAATGAACCCATACCACGAGAAGAAACGCCTAATTTAGCGCCTTCATCTATAAGATTTTTTACAATCTTACCATATGGAGTATCCATTATCTTTGCTTCACCGATAAAGTTGTTACCGTCTGGATAGAGTTTAGTAATCATATGACTTACTCTTTCCAAGTTAACCGTTGGTCCATCAGGATGTCCTAATTCACCAAACGCTCTTTTCTGTTCCACAAATTCTCTGTTATATCTACTAACTTCTTTTGCTAGTGTTTCTTTAGGATAGACTCTACCATTTCTGTTTTTTATTTCAGATTGTAGGAATACGCCACGAATTTTGTAATTCGTTTTACCTTTTACTTCTTCGGTGATGTATTCTACATTTTCCAAAGTTTCTGTAATTAATTTCATAATAGTTTATCTCTCTCTTTCCTAATATTTATAATATTTATTATCTAAATTCAACAATAATCGTATAATTGTCATTTAATGCAAAGTCTTTAGTACTTAAATAGACATATCCGTTAGGCGATGTCGCATTGTTTACTATGTCATTTCCCGCAGTTCTAAAGTCTAAATGCCCTTGTCCAGATAATAATAATGATGTTGTGTTTTCAGTAGCGCCTCCCCAAGCAATCTCTACTGCTGATTTTCTATTTGCAGTATTAACTGAATACCACACTTTCGCAATCTCTTTAGTACCATCTGCTGTCATAAAGTTAGAAGTTGTCGGGTTAGCAATCACGGTGTTTGTCTCACCAGTGCCATCAGAATAGTTTGTTTGTTTTACAACATACTTAACACCTGCCGTGTCCGATATTATCTGTTGTGTTACCAAATCTGCCATTTTATTTTGTCTCCGTTTCTTTCTGTACTTCTACAGCCATATTGAATTTTGACACATTAGCGTCTGTCGTAATCTCTAAAGTTGTTGCCGTATTTAATTCTTGTTCAATTACTTTACGAGCTTCACCTTCTTTTAATCCCCAATTACCAAACCCTGTTAAACTTAAAGATTGGTCTCCGAGTTTAAGAGTCGCTGTGCCTGTTCCTCTAATCTCATAATATACATTCGCTAAAGATACAGATTGACCAGCAGAATATAATGTTCCACTTTCATTGTCCGCACCACTAGCCGTAATAATAGCTTTAGTGGTATCGTCTACCTTTGAGACAATACTTAATGCCATCTAATTACTCCGAAAAATATGTTGTCAATGCAGTCTCTACATCGCTATCGCCGGCCGCAACTTCTGTGATTTTAGTTTCAATAATATCAACTAAATCTTGTGGTTGTTTCCAATCAATTGCGTCAAGGCCACTTACTAAGGATTCTACACTTTCTTTCATCGCTGGTGATAGAGCGTTGAATCTATCATTTTTGATGTAACCAGATGTATGTCCTACAATACTTGATACCGTTAATGCCATTTTTATTCTCCTGTGTTACCAGGTGTTGCCTGGTTAAATGCTTGTTTTACTTCGTCTTCTGTAGCGTTTTGTCCAATAGGTGAAGCAATTTCAGGTTTCGGGTCTGAATGGTCTTCAGCATTAACCTCTCCAGTCATTACATTAGCTGCACTTTGAAATAGAGAAGAAGCGTATTCTTTTCTACTTGTGTCTAATGCGTCTCCGACTTTATCTCTTAAAGCACTTTTAAAAGCGTCACCGGCCTCTGCGTTATTGCCTTTTGCTAATTGGTCTACAAAAGTATCTACTTGTGTTATTTCATTATCTGCCATTTTATGTTCTCCTTATATATTTCTAATAACCAGTATCGTCAGGTACACTTGTTTGTGGAGCTGCGATAAGACCATCATCAATTTCTTTTTTAATTTGATTATCAATTTGTTCAATTTCTCTTTCAGATTGTTTTAAAATAGTTTGTCGTACAAATTGTACACTAAAGTATTTACCAACATAATCTCTCACATCATTCGCTAATGCTATTCTTTCTCTTAATAGTTCAGCGTCTTTCAGTTCCGAGAAATGACCATCAGCCAAAAAGTCGTATTTAATTTTTTGACTAATTGCCTCCCAGTCTTCTTCATTTATGACTGATTTTAAAACTAGTTGAGTTCTTAATAAGTCATTAAATAAATCTGTAAATTTCTTTCTTAATCTATGTACAAACTTCGTAAATTTAAGTTCGTCTCTAGTAATTTCAGTTGTTCTACCTAAATTGAAACCTTGACTTCCTTCTAATCTACTTACTGGTACATTTAAACTTCTATATAGTTTTGCTTTAAAGTATTCAATATCACCTGTCTCACCTAGGTTTTGTCCACCAGGTAATGTAGTAATATCAGTTCCTCTTCCGCCTTCTCTACTTGGTAACCAAAAGTCTTCAAGCATAGACATATAGTTTCTGTCATCTCTTATCTCTCCTGTTGAAGCGTCATAGACAAGTTTGTTTCTATATCTTGCCATAACATCTCTTAAATAAGATTCTGCTTTTGCCTTAGGTAAATTACCTACATCAATCTTAAATATTCTTCTTTCAGGTGCTCTTGCGATTCTGTAAA